GCCATACGATTAAATGTTTTAGCTAAACGTTTAATACCAAGACGATACTCTTGTTTACTTAGATCTTCTGACAACCACTCTTGTATTTTATCTGCACGCTTGAGTGACCATTCAAGTAGTTCCTGTTTAACATCATCTACTTCTGCATAACCCTTGTAGTTTCGTGTAATTGTGTAGGCAACAGTCTGTGCAATATCTGCCACATCCTTAATCCATTTATCTTCTTCTACCATTTGTACACTTTTCCTTCTACTACGAATGAATTATTCATTATTGGTACTGGCACTGGTGTTACTTTGCCATTGTGTATATACAGCAAACCAAAAGCTGTTTGCCAGTTGGCGCTTCCTCCTTTGAGGTAAGTCGCTTGCTTTAAGTCCATCATATTTCCAACTTCAAAACCATAAAGACTTGAAACATATTTTCCATTGAAAGATTTATTTTCGTGTAGGTATCCGAGTTTATGTGTGTGTCCGCAAACGACACTCATACCAATCTTCTTAGCCAATGACATTGCTGTGCCACCAGAGTATCTACTGGTTGGTCCTTCATCACCATGACCCATTACCCAACCTGGAGCAAAGTTCCATAATTTATTGTGATAGGTAATATCAAGATCACGATAGCCTAATAATTTTTCATACTTTAAATCTCTTAATGTTGCAAGTGCTGGCGCATCGCGTTCTATGTATCTCTGTATGCGATCTCCGTGATTTGATCTCATAAGATGAAAAGGATAGTCACCTAATGCTTCACGAAACTCACCCATAATACGTGTGGTTTCATCAAGGTCTCGTTGTAAGTTGCTGTGTTCTGCAGCATATCCCTTAGACCAACGTGCTGGGGCTAAACAATCAGCTTCATCACCAACGCAAAAGAGTTCGTCAGGTTCATAGTCTTTAACAAATTTTACTACAGTTTTTATTGCCCTTTTGTCATGCAAAGGTATTTGCATATCCGATAGCACTACTATGCGTTTCATTGTTTATCCTTAATTGCATTTGATAGTGCTATCACTTTGATAGCAATAAAATTTGTGTAAGCAATAGTGTCAGCAAGTTCTGCGAGCAACTCATCAACCGTTTCTTGAACAGTAAATGTTTCAAATAACTGACCTGTTGATTTCATATACTGATCAGCACCAACACCTTTAATACGGCTCACAACATAATCGTTGAACGATTCCATAAAAGATGTTAAGTCTTGTAAGGCTATGCCACTTCCGTGATCTTTGACTGCTGGATGCTCGTAGAAGAAGCGTGTGGGAGCTTTACGGTTATTGTTTCCGTTAGTCTGTTGTGCGCTACTATCTTGAACCCCTGGTTCACTAGAAGCATTAGTACTTGTTCCCATTCCGTTTGTATCATCATTCATCTTCTTCCTCTTCCAGTTCCTCGGGAGCAAACTCTCCGTCATAGATGTAGTTTCCTGTTTCGTCATCTTGCGAGTATACGTAGACCGAAATCTTTTCCGACCTTTCGTTGAGTAAATAAATTTGTACCTCATCTATCCCTTCCATCTCTTCATCTATTTCATCTCCATCAAATGGCCCACCAACAAATGTTTGAATCATTTAGACTGCTTATGTGTAATGAAAGGGGGAGCGGTGAACACGTTGTTTTTCACCGCTATCTGCATGGCTTGCCTCCATGTAGCCCCAGCATGAAGGGCACCTATGGCGAAAGGAGCTCCAGACCCGACACCATAGATCCCATCATCTCGCATTAATACTGAAAGTGTTTCATCTAATTCAAATATAGTTCCTTTAATAGCAATAAGAAAAACAAAATCTTGCTCGGTTGAATCTTTATCTGGTTGATAACCATTAACTGTTAATGCCACACGTATTGATGGCACAACTGATTCAATCATATAGTGATATAAATCTTTGTAAGCGTTTGCTGGTGGTGTCGGTGGTTTCCACATATGTTGTACGATGTCGCATGGTTGTGTTAATCCTGAACCAGCAATGATAAACTTGCCTCGTTTAGTTATCTTTGCAACGGTTGGATGTGAGTAAGCACGACCACCTTCATCGGTGGTACGTGAGTCTGCTACAAGTAAACAGTGATCTGGTTTTTGAATACCAATTATTGTTGTCATGCAATCTTTTCCTTAAACCAATCAGGACCCTCACTGAGATACACATCATTAACGTCTTTGTTCTCAGGAAGATTAACAACTATTGCATTGCGTAGATCTTCTTTAATTCTTTTAGCAAGTTCCATACCAGGATTGCGACCATCTTCTTTAAGGTCGTTGTCTGCAAAAATAAATATGCGCTTGTATCCTTCAAGCATCATAGGAAACCATTCTCTCCATTGTGTGACCCCAGCAACACCAACAGCTGGTATACCACATAGCCCTGACAAAACCATTGTATCAATCTCTCCCTCACAAATGGCTATAGTGTCGGTATCTATTTTAAGATCTTCAACGTTAAACATACCAATCTTTTGCCCAGTAGGCCATATATATTTTGGATTAGTTCCGTCAATCTTACGAAACTTAATGCCAACAACACCAGAGCCAGTGATGTATGGAATAGATAAGCAACCTGTGCCATGTTCATGGCCAGCAACTGGATCAGTCACCGTACCGAGCAGGAATGTATCTGCGACCCTTTGGTCTATACCCCTTGATTTGAGGTAAGAGAGACCCTCTTCGCTTAAAGTTTGATGATACCGTTTTGCGGTGTCCGTTAGTGATGACTTCTGCTCTGTTGATAGCATCTTGGTAATCCAACCCTTCTTTTTCCATTATTAACTGATACACATTTCCTTCAAAGTCACAGACGAAACAAAAATACATTTCTCTGTCTGGACTTATTGAAGCTGAAGCGTGTGTATCTTTGTGCAAAACACAACGTATGCTTTGCCAACTTCTTCCGTCACTACATTTAGTTCCGTAGTGATTAAGCACCATAACCATATCATGATTGCCGGTCATGTTGCCTTATATTGTTTACTCCATTGGTCTAGTGATTGGATAACCCAAGCATCTTCAATGCTTGCGTTGCGTCTTTTGACAACAACATAACCAATAGGACCAACAGTTATACCTCTAGCCTCAGCATAGTTAATTACCTCAGCTTGCAACTCACGCCAAAACTGTGGCAAATCAAACTTCTTTGTTGCCTTACATTCAAACAGGTATGGTGTACCTGCAACATAAACAACAAGATCACCCTCATCTTTTGCACCAGCTTGACGTAAACGTTCAGCTGTGTAGCCTTTAGAACGTAACCATTTCATTACATCTGTTTCAAACTTAGAACCTTTAGCTTTATTTTTAGCCGACATTACTTGCTCTTTTCTTAAAGTTGTGTCTGACCACGCATGACTCCGTTATATCTTTTAGCTTTATCAATTAATCCTTCATCGGATAATTTCATACGACTTGCATCTACCTTCAATGCTATCCACCTATCACCCATAGCAGAGTGTTTAGCAAACCTATTCTTAACACAAGCAATACGAAATTCTGATTGCTCGGTTTCCATTGCAACAGTAAGAATCATCTCAGGTAGTTGTGAAACTTTACCTTGAATAGCACGTCTTGATGGTGGAAACAAAGGATCTCCCTCTGCTTCTGATGTGTGATGTAAAATAAAAATTGCTGAGTCAGTCTCGCGAGCAATGTGATGACAGGCTTTCATAATGTCACGCATACCAGTCCACTCATTATCGTGCAACGCACTAACGTTCATAAGGTTGTCAATAATAATTAAATGAGGCCACTCACCATACTTCTCACCATAAGCCTTAACCATTAGGTCAACATCATCTAAAGTAGGGGAAGGGTCAAAACAAAATTCAATCTTTTTAAGTGATGCTAGTTCTTTGGTATAGAAATCAGCACCATCATTCTTAAGTGATTCTTCAATACTTGAGGCCATGTGCCCTGTGATAACTGCTGCAGCACGAATAGATGTGGTATAGGCATCTGTGTCTGCTGAAATATAAAGTGTTGGAACGTTAGCTTTAATGCCATAAAAAAGTGCAAGTAAAGATTTACCAGAGTTAGGTTGACCAGCAATCATTGTTACTTGTCCACGTCTAAATCTAATGCCTTCTTGTTTTAATGAAGGAAAAAGATCAGGGAGCAACTGTGGTTCATCCAAATGACGGACAGCCGCTTGTTTGATTGTTAACAAAGTTACTCCCTTCTCTTATTGTTCTTGTATTAACGGATAAATTGAGGTTCGCATTGGTCTGCGGTGCCCTTTGGAGAAGGACAAAAGTAACCTTTCCAAGGTCCCTTAGCACTTTGACCAGTACGGAATGTCATTCCACCGTGTTTACAAGCCTTTGCACCATCAGTTGATGCTGATTGTGTTCTTGGTTGTTCAATAGGTGTAGCGTTAAGTGCTTCTTTTAAAGCACCTTGTGCGTTGTACAGTGTTTCAACTGCGTTGATGTCAGGTGTAACATTGGCGATTGCGCCTAATGCTGTTCTGATTTCATCTTCATCATATGAATAAAGATAAACGTTAACCAATGTACCTTGTGAGGTTTTAAAGTTAAGTTGCGTCTTTACTCCTGGTGTGTCTGCACTCATTTTGTTTCTCCTTGATCTATAGATGCAAGTGGGTCATACTTATCTGCTAACTCCCCACCAGAAGCATAGCAGTATTTTGCCACCGAACATGACTTACAAGTCATACCAACATTTGGCAAAAAAATTTCTAGCTCAAGTGCTTTCTCAAATTGTCTAAACAATTCGGTAAACACCGGTATTGTCCAACGTGACAAGTCACCTGCATCTTCCATGATACCCTGCCGAGCATTATAGAAGAATCCTTTGTTTGGTCTTATGCCTTCTGTTATTTCCATACAGCAAGCGTATAAACCAAGTTGCATATTGTAGTCTGGCATGTAAGCACCAGCTTTGTAATCAACTACAACAAGTTCACCATCTGGTGTTACAGCAATTAAATCAACAAATGCTTTAACTGGTACGTTACCAAACTTTACATTGTATTCGGCTTCAATATGTGGTGTGTTGCTTTTACCGTAGTAAACAGACCACTTGGAATTGTGCCACCATTGAATAAAATTATCAACCATCTTTGGTCCATTGTCAGACCACCAGATGTCATTTTCTTTATTAGGGTATGCCTTAGTTGCACGACCACCAGCACGCCATTCTGATGGAATGGTATCTGTCTTAACAACTTCGGCATCAATAAGTTTTTGAAACGTTTCTTGCCAGTACTTCTCTGCTATCTGTTTAGTCATTCGCAATCCAATTCTGGAGTAGGGGCTGTTGCTGGACTGCCACATGATGCACAGTGCATATCCAAGAAATACATTGATATTTCATTTTCTTCAAACATACATTTAACATTCCACACTCTTGATCCACAAAGGCAGATGTGTGTTGGTATGCCTCTTAAATTAAACTGTTGACCACTTGGTTGCAGTTCATCAATGTGTTTCATTATCTCGCAAATATTTTTCTACTGCTTCGTGAAAAGCAGAACCACCAATAAAATACCAAGCAGGTGATTGTGGTGCTTGTATCTTTCTTTCAAGTTCCCAAGCTTTACCACATCTCATCCAAGATGTAAAGGAGCTGAAACTTCTGTGACCGATTTGTGTTTCCATACCAGTCACAATATCACAAGTTTGTAATTCGTTTGAAGACACGCCAAAAGCGTGTCGGTTGCTATTATAATTTTATTAAGATTATACTCGGAGCGAGCCGGTGAGTATGTGCGAGCGACCCGTTAACGAGGAACCGCTTAGGGCGGTTCCGAGTAGTAAATACAGTAAAATTCAATTACAGTCTTATAGTACTGTCTTTGGTAT